TTATTCATTTTTGATCTCCCCAACGTCTATTTTATAACCAAACATATTAAATACATTTTTTACATCTTCATCTAACAGAGCCGACTCTCTCATTATTAGTGACAACTTTTTAGATAACTCTGTCATCTTTTCAGAAAACGGCTTTTCATCCTCTTTTATTTGAACCACACCAACATAGTTCGAAGGAGCTAAATTATAATCTTTTTCACGAATTTCTTCCAATGTTGCTATCTTCCAAAATCCCTGTTTATCAGCATATTCAATCTCTGTACCCTCTGCCTTTGCTGCTTTCTTCTCATGGTTACGGAAAGAATGATATGCAGAAGTGATTTCATCAATAGTTTTTGCAGTCAGCTGTCTCTGTGTACGACTGTCCTCATAAGGTTCTGTTTCCATATTTCTAGCATCGATAAACAGAATTTCTCCATGGCGATCACGGTGTCCGTTTTTCAGCTTATTGCGAGCCATAAACCACAGGCAAACAGGAATCGATGTTGTTGAAAACAATCCTCCCGGCAAAGTAACAATACAATCGATTTTGTCATCTTCAATCAAGTTTTTACGAATATTATATTCACTGATTGTAGAAGATGAAAGCGAACCATTCGCCAATACAAAACCCGCCGTTCCGCTTGGCGCTAAGTGATAAAGCATGTGCAAAATCCAAGCATAGTTGGCATTACCCGTAGGCGGAATACCGTATTTACTCCATCTTGGATCATCTATTAAACGCTCGCCGCCCCAGTCACTAATATTAAAAGGCGGGTTTGCCATAATATAATCTGCCTTTAAACTCTTATGCTGATCGTTATGGAAGGAATCCGCATTTTGCTGACCAAGGTTTGCTTCTATTCCACGGATAGCAAGATTCATTTTACAAAGTTTCCAAGTATTATAATTGGATTCCTGCCCATAAATAGCTAATTGTCCGTCAATTCGTCCCTCTCTGTCTTCAACAAAGCGTTCACTCTGTACAAACATACCGCCTGAACCACAGCAAGGGTCATAAACTCGTCCATCGTGAGGTTCAATCATAGCTACAATCAACTCAACTACACTGCGTGGAGTATAGAACTCTCCACCAAGTTTTCCTTCAGCACGTGCAAACTTTCCAAGAAAATATTCATATACAGATCCTAAAGTGTCTTTGTTCTTATCGTTTCCAATCTCAAGTTCAGATAACAAATCAACCAACTCACCCAAAGAACGTTTATCTAAAGATGCTCTTGCAAAATCTTTAGGAAGTACGCCACGAAGGGAAGAGTTTTCCTTTTCAATCACATACATGGCATTATCGATAACCTGACCAATTGTCGGATCTTTAGCACTGTTTTTAATTGTTTCCCAACGTGCTTCCTGCGGCACCCAAAACACATTTTTTGCAAGATATTCGTCTCTATCTTCCGGATCGGCGTATTCATCTTGAGAAATTTCTTGATAAGCTCTTTCAAAACTATCAGAAATATATTTCAAAAATATAAGACCAAGACATACATGCTTATATTCTGCAGAATCCATATTATTACGAAGTTTATCCGCCATTACCCACAAATCTTCTTTTCTTAATTCAGCCATTTTTATTCCTCCACCATCAAATAATCTGCGATACTTTTGCCCAGATTTGCTTTTCATTTGGACTTTCTTTTGCCGTTCTAATAATTTTTAATATTGATTCATTTTCCATTAGGTATTCTTTGATATCTGCTGGAACATCTTTTCTTTCTTTTGCAGCTAAATCATACAGCCTGTTCCTTATATCCGGAAATTCTTCTAACTGTAATGCTGTAATTATTCTGTCCAATAATTCTCTTTCGGGAGGTTTATTATTACCCTTTTCGATATCACTGATATATGTAGGTGTTTTATTCACCGCTTTTGCAAGTTGACGAATTGATATTTTTTTTGCTTGTCGGACGGAACGCAAATATTGACCAAATTCAGCATTTTCTGTTTTTAATTTCAAATCATCCACCTTTATCACCTCCATTGTAAGTTAGTTAGCTTACATACTTATTTTATACTGTTTGCTCAACTGTGTCAACCGATATACTTACTTCTTTATTTCCGGATAAGATAGGATCAGTATTACTATACTCAGTATTATTAATATCAGTATTATTAACTTGTGCTTTTGACAACTCTTGAATTGTCAAAAAGACAATTCAAGAGTGTCTATTTCACAATTCAAGAACTGTCTTTCCACATAAAAAATGGGCTGCAAATTAAAGCAACCCATTTTTTCTTAACTATAAATTAACTCCGCTAAAACTATTTCTTCTGCCTGCGCTTTTAGGCTGTTCATGTGTTGTACCCATGCCATTTGATGTGTCGCTTTGTTTGGCGTTGGATTTCTCTTAAGTAATTCAGTCATCAACTTCTCTACTCTGCAATGTGCCGTTTCATCAATCTCCCACAGATACGGAAATAGTTGCTCCCTGAGAATTAGGTCGTTTAGTAGCATCGGATTCTTCTCTTGCAAATATGCTCTCCTCATTCTGCCGTATTTGCCCAAGACTTTGTGTTTGTATGGACTAAACTGGATATCAGGAATAAAATAATCGCCACACTTATAATATCTAAACTCTTGTCCCATAAGGATACCTCCAATCAATTTCTATTTCTAAAGTTATTGTAGCCTGTTTATATCCTTATATGAAGTTTGTCGATTGCTTTTCATTTACGGCATCCATAATTTGCTGATAGACTTTTCTGGAAGGTCTGCGATTTCCTTTTTCCATCTGATAGCAGTAGCTTGCTTTCAAGCCAACAAGCTCGGCAAACTCACGCTGATTCAGTTTTAATTCTTCTCTGATTGCCTTCAAAGCCTCTGTATAAGGCGATGCAATGAACGCAGCAAATGAATCACAGAGAAGTTCCTCATCAATTTTCAGCCGTTCTGAGAGTCTCACAGCGGTATCATATGGTATCGGAGTAATCCCCTGTTCATATTTCAGCAGAGTTGCCGGAACACAATGCCTACCTGCTCGGCAAGTTGTCTGGTTGTAAGATTATTTCGTAGCCGATAATAACGCAGATACTCTCCCGGTTGATTGCCCTTTGGTCTTTTCTCAAATGGCAATATCAGATGAAGGAGCAGCTTTCCATGATGGTATTGATACAATGATGTGTGATTGAAAATACCATTGCAATAGCCCCCGTTCTTTCCTCTTCTGGCATATACATCTTCTCTTCCCCAAAACATAGAAAAGAAACGTATTGCCATTTTCTCTGTAATATACGGTGGATTTACAATACGATCCCCTTGATCCAGGTCATATTCTTCTGCACTTTCTATTTTTTCTTCAAAAGGATTCACCTCTTCATAGGAAATGCCTGCTTTCTTCAATTTATCTTTTAATATCTTGTTCTCATATTTAAGCAACCCAACCATCTTTCTCAATAAATCTGCATCATATGCTTCTATGTTCAAACCTTCCACCTACAATTCTTACTATTTTTTAATGTAACCTTCATTTTGTGTCCCAACCTTATTTTTGTACTCGTTCCAGCTATTTTCAATACTTATTTTTCTTATTGACGACTTCTCTGTCAATCGTATAATTAAGTTAGATACAGAGCATTTCTGTTATCAAAATATATTGTCTGCCCACCATTGGCGACTTATAAATGATTGGCTCGAAAATATTGTTCGCTTACCGGAAGCGTCTAATAAATGTCCGGCTTAAATATTATTTAAAAATTATTTTTGTTTTCGATATTGTATTTTTATCACACATTACATATACTATAAATACACAAAAGCTAGAAAAAGAGGAGGTGTTAGTATGGCTACTTCAAGTATTACTCATAATTTTGTCGTATCCAATCCAAACAGCGTAAAGCGTTTTGTCGCAACAATTGACGAAGCCGACCGTGACCGCACACCAAAGCAGACACTTCCCGGACGTCAGTTAACGAACCCACAGAAAATCTTAGCTTTAATGTCAAAAAGAAAAAAACAAACTCTTAAATATTAAAATTCTTCAATAGAAAATCCTCTAAAACAATAGGTATTTCTTCAAAACTTGTTCCTGTCTTTTATTTTTATTCCCTTTTCATCACTGATCCAGGAAACCTGGTCGCTAAAAAAAAGAAATTTTTTCAATATTATCTACTATTGTTTCCGATACTTCTCCCCACGAAAGATCATCAACAAAATAGTTTACACGCTTAAAATGATTCCACATTTCGTCGAGTCCAAAATCATTTTTAATCTTGTCTAAAGTTTCTCTCATTTCCTCCTCGCCAAAAGAAGTTTCACGCTTCATGCAAGTAGCCGCAAATGCCTTTTTCAAAACATCAAAGCTTATCTGATCAGCCTTTGAATTCATAATCTCATATACATCATAAAAATCCCTCATTCTGGTATTTGCAAGTCCTCTTGCCAAAATCGTCTGCATCTTTTCTGCAAGAAGAGTTTCAAGATTATACGACAAAACTGAAATTGATCTGTCTTCAAACATAAGCTTGTATTTATACTCCACTGCACCTGGCGTGATTGCATCATCCGTAGAAATATCGATCTTAAAAGGTTGTCTCATTCGTTCCAGATTAGCTTCTATCATCATCCTAATGCCAGGATAATCAAATTCTTCCATGATTTCTTTTACTGATGTAATCTTAAAGTTTACCCCATCTTCAAGCTGAAGCTCACCGATTCTCTCAATGATTGCTCTAGCATCCTTCTCATTAAGAGGTAATGCTTTCACAGTGGTATCGATATCCATTGTAGCTCTCATGTCTACGCCAACAATAGAAGCAACAAGCATTCCGCCTTTCAAAATAAAATTATTCCTGTATTCAGAAACAGAAACTCTTTCTAAGAACCTTTCCATAAAATATGTTCTAATTAGTGCTTGCGCAACTTCACTATTCCCGCCGGACATGTTTTTTACTTTGTCTTTAAGTTGTTTCGCTGTATGAATCATATCATTACCTCCACATACATCATCACTTCATCCCTTACTCCAAGTTTAACCGCATACTCAATCAATCTTGAAAGATTCTTTTCCTTCGAGGACATATATTCCTTGATTGCTGTCTGATATAACTGAATTTCATATTTCTTTCGATTTTTAATCAAATCACAAATACATCTTTCCTTGTCATATACTTTAACCAAATTACCGCTGCTTGACGGGATTTCACAGGTTCCCATATCAAGAATCTCTGGGTTTGCGTAACGAACTTCTTTGTTTTTCTTTTTGATATGTGTTGCATTATACCCGGTAGGAACAGTGAAACAAATATGACTGTATTCTCTGTCGATAAGACCATGCAAATAAAGGGCGGTCTCGCCCGAATAAATAATATTCTTATTTCGTTGCTGGAGTACAAACAACTCATCTGGCCACACATTATCTAAGATATAAATGCCGTGTGCCACTTTTTCCATATCATGCTCTCTGACGTATTTTGAGACAGATGGCTTTGATACACCTGATTCAACGGCCTTCGATGTAATCAAATATCCATTGTCTTTTTCAATTAGCGATTCCAAAATATCTGATATTGACATAGTTGTCCTCCTTATCCTTGATATTTGCTTTTGTGCTTAAATTATATTGTATTTAAGCGTAAAAGTAAATACAGTCCTTATATGCTTGCAGAAGTAAAAGATAACACAGCCGAATAATTTCTCAAAAAAGCGACAGTCTGATTTACATTTTGTATTTCAGGAAACTGCCGCTTCTTTTTCTTGTTTATTCTGTTTTTCTTCCTCCAACTCCCGGAGGACTTCTTCGCCGTACTTATCAATCATCCGTACCAGAAAATCACTGCACCGCTCAAATTCAATATTCTGTTGCATAAGCTCCTCCCATCATTGTTTTGATCTGAGCTTATTTTACAGAACCTGCCGGAAAATCACATTGAATAGAAATTGATTATAAATTGACACAATCACTTTAAAAATATCCGCTTACTATTCCAAGCCATCCAATCAGGAAAAATTAGCCCATACCATCCACCAGAATCTTCTTCCACTGATGTCTGACTGTAATATGGCTATGCACCAGGCTCTCAGTTTTATTTATATTTTAAATCCGGAAAAAACCCTCAGCTTGTAAATTTATTCAAGAAAATCCTGAAGGAATACCGGGCACAAAAACGATACAGCCCTTCTATGATCAATGCCCTGCTGGAAATCTTCTTTATCTGCCTTCTCAGAAACCATGAAAAAAACATGATCGTACCAAACCGGGCAGGAAAAAAGCAGGAAAAAAATATTATTATTATACTGAAATATATTGAGCTTCATTACGCAACTCTCACCCTTCCGGAGCTGGCTTCTTTTTTTAATTACACTAAAATGATCTTCTCTTAAAATCGCAGTCAGCAGTGCAGTACATAATTCATAATCTGCATTTGCCACACGCTGCAATTCCTCATTACAATTGATCGGTTCTGTTGTCATATAATCCGCATAGTTTCCCTTAAGGTCACCCAGATCTTCAAACAATCCATAATAAGTTCTTTCCGTTCTTGGATGATCAATGACCGACTGAATCATCTGTGCTTTTTCTTTATTTGTCATTGTTCCTCCACTATACCGCATTCTCAATACCAACAAAATGCGCTATTGCAATTTCATCTAACTGTTTTGCAATCTCATCAAATGGTTTATTCAGGTCCAACGTTTTAACGCTAATCTGATTACCATGCATTTGGAAAACATTATCCGGCTGGATCTCTTCCTCAGTTTTTGCATACAGAAGCATTCCAGAAACCTTGTTATCCTCATCTCCAAATTGATATTCACGATTTTTTACATAAGTAAATATCTGATACATATTATTTGAATGCAAAGTATGTTTATCAAACTGAACCTGTGTTGTATTAGTATAATACTTGGCATCAATAATCAATACTGTATTTTCTTTTTGAAGGTGAATATCGCTCTGCATTACTGGAAGCATATCTCCAATACCATCATCTAAAGACCACGGTATCTGTGAAGCACTAACGGTTAATTTCGGATAATGCTTTTTATAATATTCGAGAATGAACTTCTCATACAAACGACACATTCTCTGCTCATCAAGAAAATCCATCATCTTTGTAGTTCCATCCGTGTTTGTTTGGAGCAAACCTTTCACTACCAAATAACATATAGAAATCAGCATCTGATAGGATTGATTGTTCCTGTTATATTGCAAATTCCAGTTCACAGAATACAAGTCAATCGGTGTTACATCCGCAAAGAATACCATTAGTTTGCGGAGTTCCTTTTTTCTACTTTTTGCAATATCTGCTTTTAGAAGAAGTTCCACTGTTGATTTGATAACACGATTCATTGTGCTATTAACAGAAAAATCATCGTATGTACAAATCAACTTTTTTCTATGCATACTTTGTATCTTTATCGACTCCGCAATATCAATTTTGCCACGAAGCGACGACAACTCTTCAGTTTGAGAAATGTATTCTTTTCCAAGCCCACGTTTTAGCTGGACAGCAATACCTTTTGCCAATATTGCTGCCATCAGCTCTGCAGTATTATTAAATTCTTCAGTAGCTATTCTTTTGTATCCCTGTTCATTCAGAACTTTGAAGGCATACGACAGCATATAATAGATGTTTTGAATCGGTATCACTTAATCGTACTCCTTAGATTTTCGCTCCAATCTTTCACCTTCATAGGTTCATCAAACCAGTATTCTTTCAATAAAGGTATCAGCTCATATTCCACAACACCATAAAGCCAACTATCGTCAATTGTATCAGGCTGTAAATTACAGAAGTAGCTGTGACCAATACAGAACCCTTCGCCCAGAGATTCATCAACGGAAATCTCTCTATTCAAACTCTCGACGCAACTGATCAGTTTGTTGAACTTCTCATTATCTAATGCCATGCGGTACTCACGGAACCCCGGAGTCTCAAAACCCGGCTTGATATCAAAGAAAGCAAACCTTCTACGAAGTGCATAATCCAGCATAGCCAGGCTTCTGTCTGCAGTATTCATCATGCCAATAATATAGACATTCTTCGGCACTGCAAACTTTTCATCCGAATACAGAAGCTGTAGCGCATTTCCTCGCTTATCATTTTCAATCAGCATAAACAGCTCGCCAAAGATCTTACTAAGATTGCCGCGATTGATTTCATCTATAATAAAGAAATACTCATTATCACTATCTACCTCGGCCTTCTTGCAAAAATTGTAGAATGCCCCCTTCTTCAGTTCAAATCCTGTAGCAGATGGACGAAAGCCCATAATAAAATCTTCATAGGAATAACTCTGATGGAACTGTACCATCATGACACGCTCTACATCTTTTACACCCATCATAGAATAAGCCAAGCGCTTAGCAGCATATGTTTTTCCTACTCCTGGTGCACCCTGCAAGATAATATTTTTCTTATTTCTAAGCAAGCCAACTAATCTGATATAATTATCTTCAGACATGTACACATCATCCAGGAAATTTTCTGCTATGTACTCCGGATAGGCAATTTCTTGCTCATCATCTGCAATATCGTCTTCCTCAAACAAAGCCTTAATTTCTTGTACGAAGTCACTATATGGCGTGATATCGGTCAGAGTCTTCTGAGGAGACTGATGATTAATTGTCCAATCGCCCTTGTTCGTCCAATTTACTTTTCTAACATTGGAATATTCATCTGTGCGATCTGCATCATATTCATAATCAGACTCAACAATTCCTTTGCCAAGAATTCCATTATTGCCTTTTTTAACGTATACCACGTCGCCAATCTTAATATCATGTACAAACTGCCAAGTAGCATGAGCTGAATTCTTATAGGAACTGCTATCACCGTATTCTTTCTTCATCTGCTGCTTCATTTCATCCTTAGAGCTGAATACTCCAAGATCTCCAATCTCGCCCCAGCCCAGTAGCATATAACCATTCTTATAACACTCTTCCCATTTATCAGCGTTTTGTCCTGGAGCATAAATCCAGTAATGAACTGTATCGACATCACTATCTGCAAGAGCATCGCTATCATTCGTTTTCTTACTCTTTGCATCAGAGACACCTTTTTTGAAAATATCCGATGCCATCTCCGCTGTTAATTCTACTGACTTGCCTGCTTCAGTAAGTGTCCACACACCTCTTACGCTTTTATCAATATATCCCGCTCCAACGAGATAGTTTCTAGCGAAAGCAACTTCATTTTCAAATTTGTTAACCTTCGTTTTCCCTCTGGTTTCGCTTACTATCTCATCCGACAAATGCTCGTTTTCTATAATTTTCTTTCTCGCTTCTACCGGTGTCGCAGATCCTCCTAAATCGCGTAACGCCTGTAGCAATGGTTTAAACCACTTAAGAAATTCCGCTTTTGAAGTCTTTTTGCCTTTTTCAGCAGCCTTTTCCTGATTGACTTGTTCAGAGATCTCCCAGGCCGTATAGGATAAATCAGGAAAGTTCTTGTATTCATATTCACCTGCATCCAGAACTTTCTTACACAAATTCTTTATTTCAAGATAATCTGCAGCATACGGCACTTTCTTAAGTTTCTTCTCGGCTGCGACAACAAACTCGCCAGGCATATTCTGGGCATCTGCTATAAACCAACGATTTCTGGAATCCAAGTTGATAAATGTATAAGGACGAATCCAATAAAGGCCCATCGTAATATTCCAGCGAATGCAAAGCTGATCATGCACCTTGTCATAAGCCTCGGAGAATTTCTGACGGTTATCTTCTGTGTCATTGTCAGCCAATGCAAGAGCTACCTCAAACAAACTCCACAAGTTATCAATATCATTTGCTTTTCTATCATCCTTAAATCCATAAAACGTAGCCTTCAGATTATTAAGAACCGGAATTCCATCAAAATTGCTCGGCACAGTTGCAGCAATTCCAAACTCTGACGCTATCCCGTTAAGAATAGCAATTCTATTAGCATTTGTTATTCCCTTGTTGAATGTGCCAAAGATGGTAAACGGATCAATATCAATAATCGCATCACCACTTTCAAGTTTCGAAACGCTAATTCCAACAGTGTCATACACCGCATATATTTTCTTAATAAGAGCCTTTCTATCAGTTTTGAAAGGAAGAAGCTTAGTAGCAAACTCTGTATAAAAATCTATCCAATCGTATTGCATTTTCACGATACCTCCTGTTCATCGTTGATTTTCTACTTTTTTACTGGCGGATGGTGAATTAAATGATCTTTTGATTGAACTTTCAATTCTTCATAAATATCATCATAATCAGTCGTCCATCTTAAATGAAGAAGCATATCATACGTTTCATTGTCATCGCCCACTTGACCTTTGGAAGTCATATTCAACGTCAAATCAGCAAGACTAAGCATATGGTTACTAACTCTAAATGGAATATGTATGCCTAAACACGCAGATATCACATTTGACTTAGTAAGGTTTTCACCCTTCTTCATGTTACTTATTGTTCTGTTATCCAAACCTGTAATACTTCTTAAAAGTCTTGCTGTATAATTACAGATATGTTTATCCATCAGGATATCAAGTGCTGGTCCAAATTCTTCACCGTCAATTGCATTTAACATCTCTTTTGACATTTCATTTACTAGCCCATACTGAGATAACAAATCCTCTGTTATAGCGTCATTATAATTAAATGCTTCATCCGCCTTTGATTTTGGAAGTTTCACATAATGCAATGTTCCATCTTTTTCATCCACAATGAATTGTAAGAAACATTCTTCTTCATGTGTCTTTGCATATTCAGTTAATCTTATTTTTCCGTCATCAGTACGTTCCAAGCATTCCGATGTAGCAACGCAAAGTTTATCTTCCACATACGCAAAACATTCTGACTCAATAACACTTTTTACAGCTTTGCTTTCTGAATACCAGTTTTCTAAGGTCTTGTAGCTGACCGAAGTTCTTATCTCTCTACCGACATAATCATTATCTGTGAGCTTAACAACTACCACTTTAGGTTTATTGTATTCTCTAGCATCATCAGGTGTATATGCAGAAGTCTGTTCTACTTCAATCACATTTAAATACGGATCTTTTCCCCCTGAGAAAATAAAATCACGCAAATAATCCTCACTGTAAATCGGAAGGCGTAAAGGAACATAGTCATCCTTAAATACTAACCTAAAGAATTTTTCTGCCTTTGATTTATTGACTGATTTTTTTAATTCAGTAAATGTACCACGATCATCAATATTACTTGGTGTCGCATGACGATCTAACAATTCCTTAAGTAGAGCATAATAGCATCCAAGTCGTCTGACAACACGATTAATTCGTGCTTGCTCATCTGCCTTCATATAATCAGTAATATAATCTCTAAACGTTTTGCCTGGAACTAATTTTGCCTGACCACTTTCTACTGCATGAATAAATCTTTCCGCATATCGTTGTTCTTCCTGTGAAAGCATCGAAAATGATCTATGTAATTCCTTCAGTGCCGTATCGACAACTCCTGGATCACTATCACCTTGAATCAACTTGACATACTTATCAAAATTAGAATTCATGTAATTAGCATCGATCTTACCGGTATCATATTCTGTAATATGAACATCTATTTCATACGGAACATCTCCACCGGCTCCACCACCGCCACCACGAGTTATCTCTTTATATCTAGCTAATAATGTCAGGTATGTCTGTTCATCGATTAGCATTTTTATAGCATCTTCATTCTGATCCTCATCCGGATAAGAATTCTTTCTCCAAGTAAACCCTTGTATAATAGCCGCTTCAAGATGATTCACAAATTTATTAAATTCTTTTGCAAACTTTCCTATCGCTGCATTATCAGCAGGCAACTTTTCAAAATTAACAATACCTGCATTTTTGAATATCTGTTCTATACTTTGGAAAAGAACATTCATATTCCTTAGATTGTTAGGCAATTTATCAACAAACAATCCTGTAGGAACATCACCTGAATATGCCTTTACAGCCGCTTCAATATTCTTCTCCATTGTATTTGGTCTACGATAGTATTTGATAATTCCAAAAGGCTTCTCAGCCATATTGTAAAGTCTGTTTGTACGTGAAAAAGCCTGAATAAGGTTTTCATACTCCATCATCTTATCCAGATATAATGTATTTACAAACTTGGAATCAAATCCTGTAAGCATTTGATTCACTACAATAAGAATATCAATTTGCTCATCCTTACCAAAGCTATCAAAAGGTTTTTTATGGCCCAATCTTAGGCTGACTTCCTTACGAAATTTATCATACGTTGGAATTGTATACTTCTGATTGAAGTGCTTATTATAAGCTTCCAAGATTTCAACAATTCCATCTTCCTTCTCTAAACTTCCACCACCTTCATTATCGATAGTAGGATCAAACATTGCGGTGATGAATAAACCAGGAAAAGCCTTGACCATCAATCTATAATATTTAACTGCTTCTGGAATACTGCTGGTCGCAAAAATAGCATGAAACTTTCTATTTCTACTGTATAGCGTCCATTTCTTTTTTATATCTTGTATTACGCCGTCCACATACTCATCTGTCTGGTACTGCTCATTAGGTACAAAATCTTCTATACCTTTTACATATTTTCCATTTACCAGTTCTCCGTACATCTTGATTTGAGATGAATCCATGTATTTGAGATACACTTTTTCCTTTTTAGGATCGCTAAAAGCATCCTCTGGGTCTTTTGCTTTGGCTTTACTGAGTGCAACCTTCTCTCGCAGATCAGCATCGTCATAAATGCGCACCATATATGGATCGAAGCCAAGAACATTTTTATCCCTGATTCCATCACCTAGAGTATATCTATGAATCTCATCACCAAATATTGTCGGCGTTGTACTGTCTTTTTTTGCATTTAAGTCTTGAATAGGTGTTCCAGTAAATCCAAAGATCAATGCATTTTTGAACGTGTTTTTTATATCTACAAGCATATCTCCAAACGTAGAACGGTGGCACTCATCAATGATAATAACCATTCTCTTACGCTGAACAATTTTTAAATCTGCTTCTATATTAACCACGTCTTCCCTTGCGATATTACTCAACTTCTGGATTGATGTAACAATCAAGGTATTATCAGAATCTGGGCTTTTTAATTTAGACATTAAAATATCTGTATTTTCCGTTGCCTGAACAGATTCTGTTCCTGTAGCAAATGAACGGTACTCCTTAAGTGACTGTATTCCTAATTCTTTTCTATCAACCAGAAAAACCACTTTATCTGCATCATGATTAGCAGCAACGAGCTGAGCAGCTTTAAAACTAGTCATGGTTTTTCCACTTCCAGTTGTATGCCACACATGACCACCAAGCTGCTTTTTATCATCCCAGTGGCTCTTTTTCTCCGCAACAATATTAGCAATACCAACTGCAGCATAATACTGATAACTTCTCATTACTTTTAAAAGACCTTCATCAGTATCTGCGATTGTATAGAAGCCAATTAACATATGTGCCATTGGTATAGACAAAAACTTTTTAATGAACGTATACCATTCATTTATAGGATAGTTATTGAAATCAGCCCAGTGGAAATAAAAAGCCTTATTGAACACGCCTTTTTCTCCTGGATTTGCAAAATATACAGATTCCTTAGGTTGCATTGCCACAAAGATCTGTACTAGAGAAAAAATACCTCTAAATACACCTTCATGTGAATATTTTTCTATCTGATTATATGCCTCACTAACTGGAATTCCGCTACGTTTCAGTTCCAGGTGAATGACTGGCATACCATTAATCAATAACATCAGGTCGCCTCTTCTGCTATTGAGAATAGGTGACTTTGTTTTAAACTTTGGCTGCTGAACTATCTGATATCTGCTCTGTCCTAACGCGATTTCCTGACGATCATAAATCTTTAAAGAAATTTCCTTACCTAGGTGAAGAGGATCATCTGGGTTGTCACGAGTAATAGATATACTACGCCCATTAATAAACTCATTTAGAGCCATTGGCGATTGTAGATTTCTTACCTGGTCTAAAATCTGAGCCATCTCTCCGGAAGTTAATGGCTGATCATTCAATCGCGTTCCCTGCTTATTATTATTGAATAATATGTTCGCCCAATTCTGAATTAAATCTTCTTCAGATGGATATCTAATAACATCCGATTCCCATCCATGCTCGATGAGGGCTTTTATGACAGCTTCTTCAAAGTCCTTTTCTTCATTAAAAATAATATCTGACAAGTCTATCCCTCCTTATACGAACATCTTCTGAAGACATCCTTTTTTCATTCTTTTCGTAATCTCAATTTCTTGCTCAGTACATGAAATGAGCTCATCGAGCTCCAACAAAAATCTAGCAATCCTACTTTGCTCTTCCACATTCCTAGGAACTTTAACCACAATTTTACTGAATGCTGGATATTTTAAGTTCCAAGTGTCTGATGTTAGTCCTTGTGAGTTAATTTCAAAAAGATGAATTATCTCTTTCTTCTTAAACATATAAGCAAAGAACTGAGTGTCTATATCTCCTATTGGCTTTACTACAGTGTATGCAGGACTTACAATACCTTCGTATGGTGAACGCCCACTTGCTCCTTGCCACATTCTCATTGAGTTATAAGCAATATCACCAATACAAACTCTTTTGTATTTAGATTTGTCAGTATTTGAATTGTCGTGGCGATCTAGTTCAGAAAACTTCTTTATTCCTGAACCAATTGTAACTGATAGTAATTCTCCGTCTGGTAAGCTTTCTAATCGCTCATCAAAGCACGAACCAAGTGTTCGTTCCTCCCAATCTTCCTGGAATTCAGAAAATCTTATTTCAGGAACAGTAGCACCATCCTTAGGGAACATCTTTTGCAAGCATGATTTCTTCATGTTCTGTAACTTCTCAAGCTTACGCTGATGAAGGGTGATAAGGCTGTCAAGAGTAGAAAAATATCTTGCAATTTCTGTTTGCTCTTCAACTGATGGAATATCAAATTGTATCGAGGATAGAACAGGATATTTTAGATTCCATGTATCAGAAGTCAGTCCCTGTGACCATCTTTGGAATATTTGTAATGTAGATTCCTTTTTAAATAACTCCATAAAAAATTTGCCATTAGCATCACTAGTTGGCGTAAGTACAGTATATGCAGGGCTTACAATTCCATCATATTCAGAGTTTCCCACAGCACCTTGCCACATTCGCATTGAATTATATGGAATATCTCCCTTCTTAACGACCTTGTAGTTACTCTTATCTTCAGAAGCAATATTCCTCTTATCTGAATCGATTTGTCTAATAACGCCGTTTCCAATTGTTACTGACAATAATTCTTCATCTCCGTGTGCTCTTTCAGTTCGCTCTTTAAGAATTTCCCCCAACTTACGCTGTTCCCAATCGTCAGTATATCCAGAAAAACGAAGTTTAGGTGTTTTATTATTCTTTTTCATTTTTTACCCCATATACTTCTTAAATTCTGCTAGACCATCAAGATCATCTTTGCTACCAGATAAACCATCAATCATCTGAATAAGAGAACCAGCTGCTGATTCTTTCTTTACCTCAATATCACTATATGTAGTTGCATATTTTGAATTCAAATTTTCAACTTCTGAAACCAATGCTGTAATTACATCATCTGGCAAAGTTCCTAATCCGGATACAATAGGCTCAATCCACTTCAACTCTAGCAGGCGAAGTGCATCTTCTTCATCGAGATTTTTTATTGTTTCTATGGTTGCAGCTTCTAGTTCGATCTTCTGTGCCTTGATTACTTTCTTCAATTCGCTTTCTTCTTCCATTAAAAGCATAACTCTTTTCATTTTTGCTTCTAATGATTCTTCTGGAAATTCATAATCCATCTGCAATTGTAAAATTCTTGCATTTACTGCAGGTTTTCCAAATGTACCGTCCTTATTTGCAGCCATTGTGTTCCAATCAACCACTTTTCTTTCTTCAATATAAGCAAGTTTTTCTTTCTTAGATGAAATCTTTAAATAGTCCTTCAATGCATTGATTTCAGGGCTTTCAACATCAGCCAACGCCTCTACAACATATGCCTTTACTTCTTTTCCGACGAAGGCATTCTTGTCCTCATTTGTAATCTGCAGTTCAAGTTCATCCTCTTCGAGTGACTCTAGTATTTCAGTATAGTAGCCATCAATTTCCACTAATCTATTTTCATTTGATTTTATTTCAGATAATTGTTCGCAGTGGAATACTTCCTGTACAAGCTCAAATGGTAAAATATGACCTTTCCAGCCTTCCTGTACTTCAGTTACCTCATCCTCATCTTCCTTCTTTTTCTTTACTACCATGTTAGGATCAACCTGGAATATAGCATCAAATCCCTCTCCCTGGATCATTTCTAAATCAGAAGTGATTGTCTCCCAATTTTCAGATAGAATCTGAAATGCCTTGTATTGATCAACTAATTTAATATTTGATGTTCTACAAAAAATATCTGTACATACATCTTCTTTAAGACTTTGTGCATTAACATCAAGGATATCTTCTATCAAGCAATCCTTTAAATGCTCTCCAAATCCACTGAAAATATAATGATATTTTGCAATATAATCAGAGACAGATACAGAATTAGATACCACACTTTCTACATCATCTACTATAACTCTAGAATAATTAGCTGAAAGAGCACTAAAAATTTCCTCTCGGAGACCCGGAAATGCATCCCAATACTTATGAAGACCTTCTATTTCCATATTAGGAATTCCGCCAAACATAATGGAATGGATATCCCATGGTTCTTCATCATCAGATGAATCAACATATCTCGGAATATTCAAATTATATTCATTTTCCCGTATGTCTTCCTTTGTAACTAATTTTGAAAATTTTGTCACAGATTTTCTAGCCTTCAAGGTATCAACAATTTCTCGAATATCTCTTGCTCTTAACTTTTTATTTTTTCCAACTTTCTCAAATTTTTTTGATGCATCAATAATCAAGACATCTGAATCTGCTCTTGTTCTTTTCAAAACCATAATAATTGTAGGTATACCAGTTCCAAAGAAAATATTCGCAGGCAAACCTATAATTGCATCTATATGATTTCGTTCAATCAAAGTCTTTCTAATTGTTTCTTCTTCTCCACTTCTAAATAAAACACCATGTGGCAATACAATAGTCATAATTCCATCATCCTCTAAATGATAGAGTTCGTGAAGTAAAAATGCATAATCTGCTTTTGCCTTGGGTGCAACTCCAAATTCTTTAAATCTAGGATCAAACTCTTTATTCTTTGGATCCCATTTCTGTGAATATGGAGGATTTGAAACTACTGCATCAACTTTAACTAACGAATATGTCTCGTCTTTGTTTTCATCTGTTTCAAAAAATGGCCAGTCATCTTCCAAAGTATCGCCGTTTCTAACATTGATATTAGCTGGATTAATTCCTCGCATAACCAAATTCATACGAGTTAAGTTATAGGTATTCTCCTTCAATTCTTGCGCATAATAATCAATCTTGTTCTCGCCTTCGATATATTGAGCCATAGATGCTCCAATATTAATAAGTAATGAACCTGAACCTGATGTAGGATCATAGATTTTAATATGCTCTCTATCTTTAAGGTGATTAGCCACAATTTCAGACATCAATACGGACACTTCATGCGGAGTATAGAACTCTCCTGCTTTTTTTCCAGCATTGGCAGCAAACATACTAATGAGATACTCGTAAATAAATCCCAGAACATCATAGTCTTGCTTTCCATCCATCGGAATCCTTTTAATTAACTTAAGCAGCGCCTTTATTGATTTTGTCTGTTTTGTTGATGTCTCTCCAAGTTTTGAAAGGCCGCTCTGTAATGTCTTAAAAATATTTTCAAATAATTTCTTATATGTTGGTTCAATATTGATATCAAAATTACTCAATGCATCTCGTACATCAGACACGTCAAAATCATCGCCTTTAGAAAGCCATGTTGAGAATAAGTCATTATAAGCAATAAAATACCCTATGTTCTCACTAATATGCTTTACTAGTTTCTCATCATCTGCTGTTGCTTTTTTGATATCATCGTCGGAATATTTTTCCCCTTTCAGGAAAGAAATTTCACGATCTGAAAGATATTTATAAAACATAAATCCAAGGATATAGTCCTTATATTCGTTTGCCTCTATCTTTGATCTCATCTGGTTGGCTGACTGCCAAATAGTAGATGCTAATTGTTGTTTATTCATCCATTTTTACCTCCTGCCGCTAAGTCGCGGAATTGTTTAATTATCTGCAGCCTTCCCACTTCGAGCCCATTCCTCAAGTTCAGAATATTTGAACTTCCAAGCCTTACCAATTTTCTTTCTCGGAATATCCTTGCCTTTACGAATCCAATCACGAATTGTAGCTGGCTTTACTCCTAAGAACTCAGCTGCTTCAGTTGTTCCAATCCATTTTTCCTCATTATTGGTAGTGTTCATAGCTTCTCCTTTTCTATACATACTATGCCAATTTTTATTATACATTATTTTGTGTCAAGTTTCAATTATTTGCATAAGTTTGTGTATGTTTGCGTGGTTCTATCAATTTAGAAAATATTTTTGGTGAACTTTCTTCAACATTTACATCTCAATTTCATACAGAATTATGTCTTTTAGCTTCAAAAAAGCTCCATTTTTCGCCTCTTAGCCCGTTGAATTTTCTTCAACGGGCATTTTTAACGTTTGCTGTATCATGCAATCAAGGGTTAAGCCCCATCATCAGACGATGCGTTCCCTGATCAAGAACGGTCCTATCTGAATCTGATGAACAACTAAACAACCAAACCAGCTGAATAGGACAAGCTGGCCAAACCAATAGGAGGAAACTCGCTATGGCAATGGCCAACTATATTCAGGTATCGCACATGTGGAATTTCCTCCGCGTCAACCCAAGGAGGAAAGCCACATGGCAGAGAAAAATTATGATTACAGTAACAAGAAGAGCTACAATGGCGCAGCACCAAAGGAGAATGAGGCATTAGTTCCATTCTTAGCACATGAAGTTTTAAAGAATTACCATCAGGATGTAAGGGACGGTTTTCGCAAGCGCAATGACGGAATCGTTGAGGACAACTTCGAAACCTGGAATATTCGTGGTAGAAAGATTCTTGTAGGTTTCACAGCTATCCCTAAGGATCAGGTCGAATCCTACATGGAAGGATTCTGGAAAGAGAAAGATCAATATCTTGAATCGACTCGCAAAAAGAGGTGCTTAATTCTTAATAGCAAGGGAGAATACATCCGCTGCCCTAAGTGCAATAAATGCGAAGGATGTAATCGTCCAGAAAAGGATCAGTACCTCTCGCGCTATATTTCATTAGACAAGTTTATGAATGACAATAGCGACGATGATACAAATAGCAACGGTTGGGAACCAGCTGATGATGCTAACACGGAAAACTCAGTTCTCAGCCTGATGATGATCGATGACCTCATCAACGAGGTATCCTTGAAGTACCCAGAAGCTAAAGCAATCTTCTCTCTTCTGATGGACGACCCACAAATCAGTAATGCTCTGAAGCAGGTCGACTTGAAAAAGGGAAAGAGCCAGGCATATGAGTACGTAAAGAAAATGCAGGCATACGCCAAAGAACTCTACAACAAGAATTATCGTTAATTTACAAGCAGCGACCGGATGAATACCGCCTGGTCGCTGCTTTTCTATGGAAAAAGTTATCGTTATAAGGTGAACCCTAGGGTTCATTTTTCCTTGATATACATTCCCTAGTGTCAACCTTGTCTTGTGGACCAATTCCCACAAAGCAATTTTCAAGCATAAAAAGAAAGGCTTTCCAGCAGCCAATCGTACTCAATAACGATAGCTCTCTGAAAAGCCTTTTATTTACTACATATTTTTTACTTGCCTGGGTTCACCTTTGACATCAAAATTACCGTCTCGACAGTTGTTTCAGTTTCCAAGGGAAGTTCTTTCACTTCCTCGCCATCAACAGGCACAGGGAAGTTGAACACAATCTTTCTTATCCAGCTTCCGTCTTTCCTTTTCTCCGGGAACATCTCAATTCGCTCGATAAAGGCTTTCATAAACTCTTTCTGTTCCGCTTCTGTTGCGGAATGGTAGACTTCATCAAATGCCAGTAAGAGCCGATAGATATTGTTACCGGAGATTTTCTCCTGCTGAATGCTGCGGATTTGACCTTGCAATTCGCCAATCTGAACTTCGATATCCTCTATTGTATCATACTGCTCATCATAGCGGCGCTGCAAGTCCAAAATCTTTCTGTCATAGTGGGCATCGTTGATGTCCAAGGTGTCCATCTGACGCTCCAAGCGGCTTTTCGTTCCAAAGGCTTGCTTCAACTGTCCTTGCAGGACGGCGATCTGCTTTTCCATATCCTCTGTATCAACAGCCGAGCCGATTTTCGCCTGAATCGCTTCTACAAACCGGGGATTGTTGACCATAGCGGATATAATCTTAGCCACAAACTTGTTGATCTCCGTCTGCTCGATATTCAGTCGGAAGCTGCACTCATGTCCGGTAGGTGTTACCGTGTTTTTGCAGTAGTAATAATACCTCGTTTTCTTGTCCTTGCTGTGAGCCCTGGCGATATTGCCGTACATACTCTTTCCGCAGCATGGGCATTTCAGAATGCCGGACAGGATGTGTGCATGATCTGGATTGTTGACCTTTTCCCGCTTAAAGGAATTGATCTTACGCTTTTCCTGTGCCAGATACCAATCTTCTTCCGAAATGATGGCTTCGTGCTGTCCCTCATAAATCGGGAACTCCGACTGCTCAACTACGTGCATCTCATTTCTTGTGCCTTGCTTCTTTTCCGTCCTGCGTCTGCCATAGGCGATCTTTCCCATGTAAACGGGATTGTCCAATACATCCTGCACGAAGTTCCTTGAAAATCCGGGAATGGTATTGTTCTGCCGCAGTTTCTTGATAAAGCCGTTGCGGTTCAGATATTTAGCAACCCCGGCAACGCCCTCGTTGGTGTGAATGTAGCGGTCATAAATGACACGGATTACTTCCACTTCATCCTCCGCAATGACCAAATCTCCGTTTTCCAGTTTGTAGCCATAAGGAGCGAAACCACCGTTCCACTTGCCCTCACGAGCCTTTTGCTCACGTCCTGCCATTGTCTGGGTGCGGATATTCTCTCGCTCTATTTCTGCCACCGCAGACAGCACGGAAATCATCAGCTTTCCGGCATCCTTTGAACTGTCGATGCCATCCTCCACGCAGATCAGATTGACACCGAAATCCTGCATGAGCTGCAAAGAGTTCAGAACATCCGCCGCATTTCTGCCGAATCGGGACAGCTTAAAGACCAGCACATAGGAAACGCCGTCCTTGCAGTCCTGGATGTCATTCAGCATCCGTTGGAAGTCCTGCCGCCCTTGGATATTCTTTCCGGAAAATCCCTCGTCAGAATACTCCCCGGCAATAACCATATCTTCGTATGCCGCATACTTCCTCAGCTTGTCACGCTGGGCATCCAAGCTGTACCCGTCAACCTGCATAGAGGTGGACACTCTTGTATAAATATAGCATTTAAGTTGTTTCTTTTTCAGAATCTCCACCTCCCTCATTCATTTCCTTTACCATAAGTCCCTCGTTGCGGATATAATACTCCAAAAGCCACAGCACATAATCCGGTGCATGGCGGTTGTCCAATTCCCACTCGGTCATAGTCCGGTAAGGGATATGGACGAGCTTGCAAAAATCTTTCCGGTTCAGTCCTGTGCTTTCCCGCAACTTGATAATTCTGTTCTTACAATCCATCTGTCTTTTCTCCATAAAAAACAAAAATACACGTTGCGTAATCATTATAGCATAGCCGCAGTGAATACGCAACGTGTAAATTGTAAATTTTTACGCAGCCTTATTCGTCAAAGGCTGTGCTTGATTACTTTCCTTGGAATGCTCCACTTTCTGAGGGGCATCCTGTTCCAATTTATCCAAAACCTGATGTCCATATTTCTGGAGCATCTGGCTCATAACATCCACACAGCGGACAAATGCCGCATTATATTTTGCATCCTCATAATATTTCTTCAATAGGCAGTTACCTCCATCAAATTTCCATGTCCTGTCCACGCTTACGGACAGGTGCTTTGTGTTCCTGTGTTTCCTTTCCTCTGGCGAGGATGGAATTGATAAAAGCCCGAACCTTTTCGGATGCAATTTCCAGTGCATCCAGGAAAGGCTGGGCTTTTTGCTTCAACTCTTGATATTTTTTATTCGCTTCTTCACATCGCTGCTTCCAAATGGATGCAGACTTTTGAGCAGATTCCAGTTTCCCTTTCAATCGCTCATTCTCTGCATGAAAGAGAATGCCGTTGGTGGCATAGCGTTTCAACGTGTCGCATTCATCCGGTGTCAGCGTGATATTGTTTCCGAACGTGGCTTTCTTGCCCATCGCTTCAATATCCTGCACCGTAAGTGCAATGGCCTTTGCTGCCTTGGTTTCCTTTTGCAGAGCTTCCAGTTTCTTTTTCTGCTTTTCCGTAGCAGCTTTAGCATCCTCCAAACTCTGTTCTGCCTGTGCCACCTGTCCTGTCACAGCTTCCAAACGCTGCTGTTCCGCCTGCACCTTAAACTGTGTCACCGTCAGATGTTCCTCGGTGCTGCCACGCTCTCCACGCTCCACATCGGTATATCCGGCAGCACGCATGAAATTAAAAAAGTCATCCTGCAACACGCTGTAGGATGACCTTAAAATCTTTTTTCCTTTTTCATTGAGCTTGGGATTTCCGTCCTCGTCAAGCACCGGTTTGGAGTCCCATTTCTTACTTCGGCTGACTTGTGTGATCGTTTCCTTTACCGTTCCCCGGAGAGCTTCATCCTTACATCGCTTCGACCAAAGGATCTGCTTTTCCACTACCGGAATATAAACCACATGGAGGTGATAGTGGTACACATCCTCGCCAAGAGCTTCGGACATTGCCCGGTTGTGCTCATCGGCGTGCATCACAGCAGAGAGGATATACTGCTCACCGCCTACGATCTCCACGGCGGCTTTATAGGCATCAGCATAAAACTGTTTTGCAAATTCATAGCCGCCGTGGTTGTAGAAATAAGCGGAGTTCACATCAAAAACCAACTCGCCGTATTTGATGGCATCCGGTTTCAGACCTCTGGTGGAGATCACGCCATCCTGTTCCATTTGCTCAAACATTTTCACATAATCATCGGTGGGAGTCTTGAAGTGAACATTCAGCGGAGTGCGTTCCGGCACAATGTCTTGATTGCTGTAACTGTCCTTTTCTCGCTCATTGTGTTCCTGTATTTTTGCCACATCGTCCGGTGTCGGTAAGTCCTGATTCCGGGCTACGGTGCGGTCTATTCCATCATTTCTTGCCATAGATTTTTTGTCCTTTCCTTAAAATTTGCAGACAGCGGGGAGCTGCGGAGAGGCACTTTTTCAAAGTGTAATAACCCACTATAACACTTTCATCCATACTGGCTGCAAAGTGCCGTGGGCTCTCCGAGGGCTCTCCCGAGGGGGAGTGCGGTTGCTGCGGCAACCTCTGCTGACCAATGCGAAAATGTCTGCAACTTTTCCCATGGTCAGCCCGTCTGCATGAAGCTGTTCCGGTGAACTTCTCTTTGCAGACGGCGGCAGCGAAAAGCGTATCTTTCACTGCCATCCATAGACAGCACTGCGGTGTGCCTATGGGGACGGGAACTACGAGGGGATGTTGCCGGGGCATCACTTCTCCCGTCTTTGCTGCCATACGATGTCGTATCCCAGCACATCGGCAAGCTCCAATACTTCCTTGTATCGGATGCTTTCCCGCTGTAATTTTGCGGACAGGTTGGAAACGCTGTCGCTCCAACCGTACTCGTCCGAGAGCAGGTCAACTACTTCCTGCATAGTCATTCCGGCACGGACGATCTGTGCCTTGATTTCGTTGCGTACATTCATATTGTAAATTCCTCCATATTTTTGATTTACAATTCGGTGCAAAGGCTACTCCCCAAAGCGGAGCAGATGCACCGAACAGTGAAAAATCTGCTTTCTCCAAAATCGCTTTCATTTTGTGAGTGCGATACTCTGTCCATACAGGCATATATCCCACTTTGCTGTTCCGTGGGATTTTGTCTGAAACAGTGAAAACACCCATTGTTTCGTAAACTGGGGGCATGGTTTGGAGAAGCACGATTTGGTGAAATGGTTTCGTCCTGCGGTCAAGAACTTTGCTGTTTCCATTACCATTGATTTTCAATGCCCGAAAACAGGTCAGTTCTGACAGCTGATTATTCCTATAAAAAAGGAAAACAGGTAAAACGCTGTGTACATACATACAGAAAACGAAAGACAGGAATCAGTCCTGCCATTCCTCCGGTACGTACGTACATGGCGAAACGTCGTAAAACCCGTTTATATTAGGTCGTGCCACAGCTTCCACACCCATAAATCCCCATACCCGCCGTCCGGCTGAGTTGGTGATGTTGTTGCAATGCTCCAAATTAAATTTCTTTGCATTGGCAACCATGGCATCGCTGAAGCTGCGGGATTTCAGAGGGGCAAGGGAGTTTTCCTCACACCACAGGCGATAGATAGCGTAAAAGTCCTTGGAACTGATGGACGCATCCGCCTTGCGCCGGATATATCCCTCGGAATCCATGAAGTCAAAAATGTTGTTATTGTCACGCTTGACCGCTTCCCGGTTTTCACGGATGCGGTCGCTCTCCGTAAACTTAAAGTTGTTGGCAACAAGCCGCTGCAAGCCTTCAAATGCCCAGAGGAAAATCCCCTCGGCTTCGGCTTTCATCTTCTCTGCAAGATCGGGATCGTCGGCTCTGTCCACGGGCTTTTCCTTGGTAGTCAGCACAAGCTGTCTACGGTAAAAACCATCGCTACGGTCATACAGGGCTTGCAGATCGCCATTGCTGAATGCCATCAACCGGGCGAACATCCAGCCCTGATAGCTCTGTTTACCTTTGCGTTCCAAATCCATCTTGCCCTGTGCGGTTACAATGGATTTTACATAGTTGGTCTGGCGCAGAGCTTCCATCCGCATATCATCATCCACGCACAGCAGGATGTGTTCCAGATCGGCACGGGCGAAGCGGTTTTCGGAAATTTTACCGATACTGCCGTCTTTCATATTCGTGCCGAATATGGTGGACAGCACTGCACCGATTTGAGATTTGCCCTCGCCGCCGTTGCCCTTAATCACCATCATGCGCTGCCCCTTGTTGGAGGGAATCAGGCAGTAGCCGATAAACTCCTGCAAGGTGGGAATATCTTCTTCATAGAGCAAACCGTCCAAAAAGTTCAGCCACAGAGCAGGTGCAGCAGCGTTTGGATTGTAGGAAACAGGCAAGCGGCTCTGTACGATTTCCTTTTTCCCCTCGATAAATCTTCCATCCAGCATGAGCGTTCCGTTGGCAACATGGATGCGGTCAGGCTGGGGAGGAAGATCCTCAACCATGGCTTCCAGTTTCAGCAATTCCATGATGTTTTTGATCTTCTGCGGTACGCTGCTGATGGTGTAGCTTTTCAGCTTTTCGTAGACCTCGCCCCGCAGGACAATATCATCCGTTACCCGTCCATTGGGCGTAAAGAAAGCCCTGTTTGCAAAGATGATTCTGCTCTCTTGCAGAAATTCTTCACAAAACAGAGCTTCATTGATATTCTGCCCATCAAACCAGACAGGCAAATTCATATCAGGCGTTTTCCGGTTCTTCGCCATGGTGTGCCACCTCCTTTTTCTTTCGTGCAGTGTACTCTTTCAGAAAGTCGATATACCCGTCCTTCATCAGTTTGTCCACAACAGCTACACGCTGTTCCAATTCGCCCACGGTCAGCACATCTGCCATATATTCGATATGGCAGTGCATCTGGCAGGCTTCCACAAAACGGTCATCATAAGGCTCGTCCGGTGTCTTTGGTGCATAGCGCACTTTCCAATCCTCCAACAGATGCAGATAATCCGTCAGCACCCGGAAACACAGCATTTCATCCTCCCGGAACTGACGGATATAGGGACGCTTTGGCTTGACCATAGCTGCGGCAGTGGGCGGTTTCGGGTCAAGCCCAAAGTCCGCAGCCAGCTTTTGCACTGCTTCATGGTTACTCAGATTGAACAGCTTTGCCACAAGGTCGATCACGTCTCCCTTGGCTCCGCAACCGAAGCAGAAGAAATAATCTTCATTCAGCTTCAAGCTCGGATGCCGGTCATTGTGGAATGGGCAGCAAGTCATACCGCTGCGGTTGACTTTCAGCCCATAGTGCTCGGCAGCTTGCTTCACGCTGATCGCCGCCTTGATGTTTTCATAGATTGTCATAGAAAAACCTCCGTTCATAATAGTCTGGAAAGCACGAAGCACCCGCCGTGATTGGCAGGTGCTTCGCCCTTTCTACTATGGTTATGACGGATTTGAAAAAAAGCAGGCTAAAAGCAGGACAACCTCATTTCAAAAAACAGGACAACTTATCTGATGATGTAGATTTCTTCACATTTGCATGGTATAATTAGAAAAGTGAAAAAACAGGACAGGAGGGCAAGCATGAATCAAGAACTGATGACATTGGATTTTTGGCAGGATACGGTCATATATGAGGGCAAAATATTTCCTATCGGTACTCTTGCCTGTGATGCGCTGAATGTTCCTGCGGATACCCTCGCAAGAATGAACGAGCAATGCGAGAAAATCAATCTACTGCTTGGAATGTTAAACGCCGGACAGGATGCTTCCGCACTCTTTCCTATGGCAAAGGAAGCTGTGCTGACAATGGTGGATATTCTCAGCGAAACGCCGCCGTTCTCCAATATGAATATTCCAAAACATAGAGAACGGATTGAAAAAGTCTTTACTGCGGACAATGCGCTGAAATATATGGAGTTTGCCATAAAAGCCGCAACTAATTCCTTGCAGTTTGAAGAAATCCCGAACTATGCCGATGCAATGATGCTCCAACGATATACTGCTGTATTCGGGCATCTGGCATACTCCCTTGGGGAATACCAAACCGCAATGCTTGATTTTGCGGAAAAATCAGACGGAAATGAAGCAGACCGTACCGCAGAGGGCTTCGCCAGAATGTTCGGCAGCTATTTCCCGCCGGAGTTCTCTATCACGGAGGGCAATGCCTGGATGTCTACCCTGAACAATTCCGTTCAGTATGTATCGGTCATCCGTCCCGGCGAAAAAGTTGCAAAGCTCGTCAAGCGAATCCATTATGTATCCTTTGTGGGGATGTTCCGGTCTGATCTCTTTGAGGGCTTGTGTGTCGGTCATGCACCGAAGAAATGTAAAATTTGCGGCAAATGGTTTCTGACAACCAACGCAAGGCACACCAAATACTGCGGCGGCTATGCGCCGGGGGACAAGCTACACCGCACCTGCCGACAGATCGGCAATCTGAAAGGCAGAGAACAACGGGAGCTTGCAGACGATCATCCTGTTATCCAGATATACGAAAAGCGGCTGAATACCATAAACCGCTATATCAAGCGTGGCAAACTGGATGAGGATTTAGCAGAGGTTATGAAGAAACTGGCGAAAGATAAGATGCTCCGGGCAAAAAGTAATGTCGCTTATGCCAAGGGAACTTATGAGAAAGAAATGGAACAGGTTGCTTTGAAGAAAGAAGCCCAAAAGTGCATTTGAATTTGTTAGGAGGAACAGTCAATGAAAATAGGATTTTTGTTTTTCTTGGTTTTCTGTATAATTGCAATTTTTGCGAGTAAGAAAAAGAAATAAATTTGAAATTGGACGTTGAAAGGAGGTGCGCTATGCTAAGTGATTTTACATGGAATATGACCGGATACATACCAAAATACGCTGTCAATCCGCACGGTGATGGTATCATTCCCTATATGGCAGAGCGCATCTTCCAACTGGAACCGGAGCCGCCAGCGGTGGGCAGTCTGAATGAATATATCCTGTCTGCCTTGCGGGAAAAGAATTTGATATATTTCTCGTTCTTCCTCCACCATTATGAGCCACAGCTCAATAAGCGCATCAAAGGCTTTTGGGGTGTGGATGGCGGCGATCTGTACGATACAGACCGTTTTATAGATATAAAGCTCTCCTGCAGGGAACAAATGCTCCAAAAGCTGATGGACTATGATCCTGCCAAGGGTGCGGAGTATGCTACATACATTTTCCCGTTCATCCGGGATGCTATGCTCCGCTTCCGCATGGGCGAAGAAAAATGGTCGGTATCCTCTCTGACCAATTATAAAATGGTGCGGTCAATGGCTTGGCTGTACCATAACACCAAGGATGCGGTCAGCGAGTTTTCCAAAAAGTATAACTGTGACTTTGCCCTTGCGGAAGAATATCTGAGAGTTGTTCGAGGTATCCGCAATCAGCAACCATTCTATGTGACAGATGAGGACGGCGAGGAAACGGGCGAAGATGTTGCTCTTGATGATACTTGGAACTACTCCGACATCCTCTGGAACGGCATACAGGCAGAAAAGGTGCAGCGAGCTTTTGATAAGCTGAACTACCGGGAACAGACCTTGCTTGAAAAGCGGCTGGCAATCTGCATGACCTGCGGGCATGTCGGCTCATGGAAAGGCCGTCCCACCTTTGAGGAACTGGCTGTAATGTTTGAGGGCAGCACTGCCAGCGGTGCGGAGCGAGCCTACCGCAGAGCAGTGGACAAACTGACAGAATTGTTGGTTGCCGAGGGCGCAATCCATGCTGTCCGCTTGAAACAGAAATCCAAGACCAAACGAAAAAAGAAAATCGCCACCGCAATCTACGAATACCAAGCAGACTGCGACGGCGAATGGGGCCAGATTTCATTTGATTTTGAGAACGGCACATCAGAAATAGTCCGACTTGCCGATTGGGATACAATGAAAACAAACCGCTTTGCGAACAAGGCAATAGCCTACCTTCTAAACTGCGAAAACGAGAAGTTGCCAAAGGAAACGATAGTAGCGTTTGAACTATAAAAGGAAATTGACGAGGAACGAGAATGAAAACAATCGCAATCATAGATGATGATATTCATATTGGAGATATGCTGAGAGAAGTGCTGGTGCAAGAGGGCTATTCTGTTCTTCGTGCATACTCCGGCACAGAAGCGTTATATCTTCTTTCACAAAACAAGCCCGATTTGGTGCTGCTGGATCTGATGTTGCCGGGATTGTCTGGCGAGGAAGTTCTGCCCCACATTGAGAACATTCCTGTTATCGTTCTCAGCGCAAAAGTAGATGTGCAAGACAAGGTAAATCTTCTGCTGGGCGGTGCGGCAGATTACATGACCAAGCCTTTTGATACAAAGGAGCTTCTTGCCCGTATCACTGTTCAGCTCCGCAAGGCAGAACAACATGGCGAAACCAAATCTCTTTCCGTTGGCGATTTGGTTTTGGATATGGTTTCCCTTTCTCTGACAGTACAGGAGCAGCCTGTGAAGCTGACCCGAACGGAGTATGCCATCTTAAAACTGCTGATGGAAAATCCCAAACAGGTAATTTCAAAGAGTGTCCTGCTTGACAGAATCAGTCTGGACACACCCGACTGCACCGAGCGTTCTTTGAAGCAGCACATCAGCAATCTTCGTAAAAAGATGCAGGATGTCAGCGGTGTAGACTATATCGAAACAGTCTGGGGAATTGGTTTCAAATTGGCAGAACAAAAAATCTTGACCAAATCTTGACGTTTTTCTTGACCACTTTCTTGACTTTTGTTTTGTAAACTTAGGTCAGCAAAGGAGGTAATACAATATGAACTATATTTTGCAAACAAACAGCCTGACAAAAAAGTATAAAAACTTTCAGGCATTGAATGGTCTTACTATGAATGTTCCCAAAGGTTCCATCTATGGCTTTGTGGGAAAGAACGGCGCTGGTAAGACAACCCTGATCCGCTTGATCTGCGGATTGCAGGAACCGACTTCCGGTAGCTTTTCTCTGTACGGCATCCGCAATGACAGCAAGGATATTATCAAATCCCGCCGTCGCATGGGTGCTGTGGTGGAAACACCGTCCATCTACATGGATATGACTGCGGAGGAAAATCTGAAGCACCAGTATCTCATTCTTGGTCTGCCATCATTTGATTGTATTCAGGAATTGTTGAAGCTGGTAGGTCTCGACAACACGGGAGAGAAAAAAGCGAAGAACTTCTCCCTCGGTATGAAGCAGCGTCTGGGCATCGCTATCGCATTAGCCGGTGATCCCGACTTTCTTGTTCTTGATGAGCCTGTAAATGGTCTCGACCCTCAGGGTATTGTGGAAATGCGAGAACTGATTTTGAAGTTGAACCGAGAAAAACAGATTACAGTTCTTATTTCCAGTCACATTCTGGATGAACTTTCCCGTCTGGCTACTCATTACGGTATCATTGATAATGGTCGCATGGTGAAGGAACTGAGTGCAGAAGAACTGGACACAGTTTGCCGCAAGTGTGTCCGCATGGAAGTGACCGATACTTCTACTCTGGCTCGTGTGCTGGATTCCATGAATCTGGAATATAAAATTATCTCCGCAACAACAGCCGATGTGTTCGCAAAGATCAATGTGACACAGCTGACCGTTGTACTGGCAAAGGAAAACTGCGAAGTGCTGTCTATGCAGGAAAAAGATGAAAGTTTGGAGAGTTATTACATCTCTCTGGTTGGAGGTGATAATAATGCGTAAACTTTTTCGAGCAGCCTTTTACCGTACAGAGAATAAAAAAATGATTCGAATAGAATTAGTGATTGCTGTATTGCTTTCCGCATTCATCATCCTCAACGGTTACTTCCAGACGAATTTGACTAATGCATACATCTATAAGCTGGTCGCCCGTTTTTTTGGATATTCACCCCTGATGGGACCATTTATCGCCGTATTTGCCGCATATTTGTGGGGAACAGACTATGAATATGGAACTCTGCGCAATAAACTAATCTGCGGACACACTCGTGAAGAAGTTTATTTTTCCAATCTTCTCCTGACCATATGTGCTGGACTGAGTACTGCACTAATCTGGTTGATAGTTAATGGGATGCTGGGTATTCCGCTACTGGGTACGGCAAGCCTGAACCTCTCTTTGGGAGAGATGGCATTTTATATTTTTTCAAGCCTTTTGATGGTCGTTGCACTCTCCAGCGTATGTTGTCTGTTGGCAAGTCTGGCGGAGAACAAAAACTCAGCGACACTTCTTTGTCTGGGAGCTGTAGCTGCAATGGTCATAATCGGGATGCTCCTTTATGATCGTTTTGCAGAACCAGAGTTATTGGATGGATGGATGTGGAGTGATACAGACCCAACTGTGCGATGGCATCCCCAAAATATCAAATTCATCGGTGGAACATTTCGTATCCTGCTGGAATTTCTTATCTGTCTGACACCTGGAGGACAAGGTGTAATTCTTTGCGAAGAAGGGGTGGAACACCTGATTTTTCTTCCATTGTGCTCTGCGTTTGTAATTTTTTCAACATCTCTTATAGGAAGTCGTTCCTTTAAGAAAAAGAACCTAAAGTAAGGAGGTAGAAAGATGTTCCCTTGGATTTTGTGTTGTATTTTGCTAATTGTTGTATTTTTTCTAATCACAAAGATTATTTTTATAGAAAAAAGTATTGATGAAATTCATACAGAATTCCAGGAACGTCTTTCCTCCGACACAAACACTCTGATTGATATTTCTTCCAGCGACCCTCATCTGAGAAAACTGGCTTCGGAGATTAATATCCAGCTTCGATTGCTCCGCAAGGAACGCCATCGTTACCAACAGGGCGATCTGGAACTGAAAGAAGCTATCACCAATATTTCCCATGACCTGAGAACTCCGCTTACGGCGATAAACGGTTATCTTGACCTATTGGAACGAGAGGAAAAAAGCGAAACGGTACACTGCTATCTTTCTCAAATCCAAAACAGAACAGATGTTTTAAAAAATCTAACCGAAGAACTATTCAGATATAGTGTGGTTACTTCTTTTCAGGAACTGAAACCAGAACGTATGGATGTTGTCCGGGCATTGGAGGAAAGTCTGCTGTCTTTCTATGCGGTCATGCAGGAAAAAGGCATCCAACCGGAAATCGAATTGCCGGAGGAACCGGTTTTCCGTGAACTGGATGCAGGTGCGGTCAACCGTATCTTTTCCAACATTATCAGCAATGCGCTGAAATACTCTGACGGCGATCTGTCCGTAGTCATGGATAAGAACGGCTGTGTTACATTCAGCAACACGGCGCACAATCTGAATTATGTGACGGTCGGCAGATTGTTTGACCGTTTCTATACAGTAGAAGCCAGTCGCAATTCAACCGGTTTGGGATTGTCCATCGCCAAGCTGCTGATTGAGCGTATGGGCGGAAGTATTGGAGCAATCTACAACAATGACAAACTGCAAATCAAGATAATCTTTGCAAAATGAAATAAAAAAGAGTTTATATGAACGGAGGTGTTTTGATTATGAAGAAATACTTGAAGGAGATACTAATACTCTTAATTCAATTATTTATGTTTTATGTATTTCCATTATTTGCAGGACCAACAGACGTTATGGGAATGATAGTTTTGCTTATTTTAGCAACATTATTGCTTTCAATTCTAATTGGCAGCATTTCAAATCTGAAAGTAAAGTACTTGTATCCAATAATCATAGCAATTACATTTGTGCCATCTGTGTTTATATACTATAACGAGACAGCATTGATACATTCGCTTTGGTATTTGGCAGTATCATCCTTTGGTTTGATAATCGGCATGGTCATTCATAAATTGATTCTTAAAAAGTAGAAAGAGCAAAACTTTCAAAGGCTACCCAGTCAAAAAGATTGGATAGCCTTTATTTATGTTTTCTAAAATTAAAGTTGAATATCTGCCTTAGCCAATAACTATGGGCTTAGAGGTTTAGTGAGCCAGGCAAATCGCTCCAATCGCCGTATCCACAGATTTATACTCTGTAACAGTTTTTCAAATAGGTTTTGGAATCTCCGTTCAATATCAAATCAGCATATCCAATCGGGTCATTGTAAATCAGATAATCCAGTTCCGACCTCTGATACATATTGTCGGCAACCTCGTTCTCAACCGCAATCGTATCAATCGCAATCATACTACCATCAAAGAATTTCAGTTCCACACAAGCGGTATCCATGTTAAACTTACAAGAAATCAATCTATCCATAAGAAACCTCCATTTTACGGGATGTTATATCATCCCAAAATATTTGAATGCTTCTCGGATTGCTTTCTCTTTTTCCGGTGGACACAGAGGCTGTCTGGAATCTTCGGACTTCGGCAGATTGTAGTTCTTACCAACCTCAATCCCACATTTCCGCTTAATCTGTGAGATATACAGGTTTGATACCTTTAATCCGCTATGTTCCAGTACATAGTCCTTGATCTGCGTGTAGGTTGCCCCATCTTGAAATTCGGACATATCCATATCTTCTAAAGAGAACTCAACCCGAATCTTTTTCGAGTCGACCTCACCCTTGGAAAGCAAAACAACCGTCTCAACGGTACTTTCGTTGTCCCAACGAAGTTCCTGTATCTCCCTATCTCCAAAATACACCGGAAAACGGAACTTTATGTGCTTCAGGAATCTGCCATCTGGCTGCTCCTGCTCATAAATGTCCACCTGTTCCACAAAGCTGTTAAGAAATTCTTTCTTCTCTAGGTCGGTGAACTTATCATATAGTTTATCAAAATATAAAAGAAATTGATAGACGTTTTCTTCTGATATTTTCTGTTGCCGGATATTCAACAGGCGATTCTTTACTTCCTCTATACTGTTCTCCACACCTTCAATCTCATCATACAAACGGTATAACCTTGTCTCCATATCCTGATATTTCTTCTCATAAAATTTATCCATAATATCCAGACTGTCCATTTGCTGTCCAAGCCTTGCTTTTGCTCCGGTCAGTTGTCTGTGCTGTTTTTCCAGTCCTTCAATCTCTTTTTCTATTTCTTCTGTATCTATTCTTGAACCGATTTTATTCAGTATTGCTTCCTCAAACTTTGGATTCTTCACCAGCTTCCGAATAACTTCTTCTACTGCATTGTTAATCTTCTCCTCACTCCATTGTTTACGATATCCACATTTATGACCATCTACCAGGCGACGATGTTTGCAGGCATAATAGAAATAATCCTTATATAAGGTTCCGTCTTTCTTTTTCTTTCGGTTTACATTCCCATACATACCGCTTCCACATAACGGACACCTCAATATTCCGGATAAAATATGCTCATGATCGAGGCTATGTGTCTTTTCATATTTTACACCTGTTTTTTCTCGTTTTTGATGTGCCAGCTCCCAGTCTGTTTCTGAAACAATCCCTTCATGAATACCATCATGCAGCATATAATTTTCCTGCTTTACAATGCGGTATTCATTTCTTGTGCCAGAAACTTTCTCGTTTTTCCTTCGTCCATAAGCCAGCTTTCCACAGTATACCGGATTATCCAGAACGCCTTTTATAAATGAAGCGGCAAATGCGTCCAGTGTATTATTCTGTCGTTTTTTCTTTTTATATCCATGCTGGTTCAGCCATGCAGCAATCGCAGAGATTCCCATATTGGTATGAATAAATTTGTCATAGATCAGGCGAATAATCTCTGCTTCGTCCTCTGCGATCTGCAATTCTCCATTTACCAATTCATAGCCATATGGAGCAAATCCACCGTTCCATTTTCCTTCCCTGGCTTTCTGCTTACGTCCTTCCATTGTCTGAACAAGGATATTCTCCCGTTCAATCTCTGCCACCGCAGACAGAACGGAAATCATCAGCTTTCCGCTATCTTTAGAGCTGTCAATTCCATCTTCAACACAGATCAAATTCACTCCGAAGTCCTGCATTCTTTGCAAAGAATTTAATACATCTGCCGCATTACGACCAAATCTGGAAAGCTTGAACACCAATACAAACTGCACCTCATCTGTTCCATTCTCAATATTGTCTAACATACGTTGGAATTCCGGTCTGCCCTCTACGCTCTTTCCAGACTTACCTTCGTCTGAATACTCATTTACAATTTCCATGTTCTGAAACTCCGCATATCTCTTGAGTTTTTCTTTCTGAGCATCCAGACTGTATCCATCTACCTGCATGGTTGTGGATACTCTGGTATATATATCGCATTTAATCTTTTTATTCTTCATAATCTTCCTCGCAGTATAACTCTGTTTTATTGTCCCAACTTAATTTTAGTACTTGTTCCAACTATTTTCAATACTTATTTTCCGTATTGACGCATTTCTTTGCCAATCGTATAATTAAGTTAGATACAGAGCATTTCTGTTATCAAAATATTGCCCGCCCACCATTGGCGACTTATAAATGATTGGCTCGAAAATATTGTTCGCCTACCGGAAGCGTCTAATAAATGTCCGGCTTGAAAATTATTTAGAAATAATTTCTGTTTTTGATATTGTGTTTTTATCACACATTGCATATACTATAAATACACAAAAAAGCCAAAAAAGAGGAGGTGTTAGTATGGCTACTTCAAGTATTACTCATAATTTTGTCGTATCCAATCCAAATAGCGTAAAGCGTTTTGTCGCAGCAATTGACGAAGCTGACCGTGACCGCACACCAAAGCAGACACTTCCCGGACGTCAGTTAACGAACCCACAGGAAATCTTAGCTTTAATGTCAAAAAGGAAGAAAAAACATGTCTGATAAATATTTTACCGTTAATATTCGGGCATATTTGGATAAAGACGAACCGACATATATCGGAGAGGAAAGTCTTTACGACTTACTCTCCGATTTTTCTTGTCCCAAAAATCCCGATGTGGAATACTTTTTATTACATAATGCGATTGAGTTTACCAAAAAAGATCAATCTATCACTTATCTGGTATTTGATGCTGAAGATGCTTCACTGGTTGGTTATTTTTCACTTACAGTAAAACCCATCTCTGTCCGTGCTTCAAATATCAGCAAGACAATGGCAAAAAAGCTGTCCCGTGTCAGTATTTTGGATGAAGAAACACAATCCTATACTACCGCAGCTTACCTGATCGCCCAGTTGGGAAAGAACTATTCTCTTCCAAAGGAAAAACGAATTCCTGGAAATATTCTACTGGGATTTGCACTGGAAACCATATCCAGTCTCAAATATTCCGTAGGTGGCGTTATGGAGTTTCTTGAATGCGAAGATAATGAATTTCTTCTGAGCTTTTATACGCAGAATCATTTCAAGCCATTTGATACTCGTATTACCGTTTCTCAGAATAATGAGCCACACACTCTGCATCAGCTTTTAAAATTTATTTGATTTAAAAGTACATGAAAAAGCGACAGTCTGATTTACATTTTGTATTTCAGGAAACTGCCGCTTCTTTTTCTTCCTTATTCTGTTTTTCTTCCTCCAACTCCCGGAGGACTTCTTCGCCGTACTTATCAATCATCCGTACCAGAAAATCAATGCACCGCTCAAATTCAATATTCTGTTGCATAAGCTCCTCCCGTTATTGTTTGTTCTGAGCTTATTTTACAGAACCTGCCTGAAAACCACATTGAATAGAAATTGATTGTAAATTGACACAATCACTTTAAAAATATCCGCATTTTCTTGAATCGAATGTATGTTCGTGCTGTGATAGATATACTCAATCTTAACTACGAAAGGGGAATTTCTATTGAATCGATGCGATTTTTCTTCTATTAGCACTTGCTTAAAAAATCATATCAGCGAAAGTAATCAAATGAGTCAGCCTGATTTTTTATACGAATTATTTGAAGATTTTATGGATGATCCGGCAAATCAGGATTTTTCAATGGATAACGGTCTGGTTTGCCGCTGGATGACTGGTCAGGCTAAAATCAGTCCTAAAATATCCGCTTACTATTCCAAGCCATCCAATCAGGAAAAGTTAGCCCATACCATCCACCAGAATCTTCTTCCACTGATGTCTGACTGTAATATGGCTATACAAGATATTTACACTTTATTCATTCAGGATGACAGCATCTCAGATGCGAAAAAGAAAAATCTGACTCCCTTATATAAACCAGCCAGTTCAAGACTGCTGTTTCTTGCAAAACTGATTTCTTTTGGCATGGAACGCCAATTCATCAAACGTAATACCAAAAATCAGAAGCTACTCGCCGGAGGAGCTTTATCCCCCATTGTGCTGGATTATATTATGGACAGTGAGGTTCCGAAACCATGCCGTCATTTTATCGGAAGAGATAAAGAACTGGAAGAATTATATACCATGCTTGAGGAAAACCGTCATATTTTTCTTTGCGGAATTGCTGGAATCGGAAAAAGTGAACTTGCCAAAGCCTACGCAAAGCGGTACATAAAGCAATACACCAATATCCTTTATGTAGAATATACCGGCAATCTTCATCAGGATATTACTGACATGGATTTTATTGACGATCCGCCGGAAAGCACTGACCAGGAACGGTTTCAAAGACATAACCGTTTTCTGCGTTCCCTGAAATCTGATACTCTGCTTATCATAGATAATTTTAATGTCACTGCCACACAGGACAGCTTTCTGTCAGTAGTATTAAAATATCGCTGTCAGATTTTGTTTACAACCAGAAGCAAACTGGATGAATACTGTACTCTGCCATTAAAAGAAATAGAGGATATGAACGCTCTCTTCCAGCTGGCATCAGTATTTTATTCAGAGGCGGACACGTACCGGCCAACAGTTGAAAAGATCATCGAAACTGTTCACTCTCATACTTTTGCCGTGGAACTGGCAGCAAAACTTCTGGAAAATGGAATCTCAACTCCAGACCAGTTATTAACAAGACTTCAGGTGGAAAAAGCATCTTTCCATAACGAAGATAAAATTAAAATAATCAAAGATGGACAAAGCAGCAAAGCCACCTGCAAATTCCGGCTCATCTGA